TATCTAGATACTCTTGAATTGTAGTAGCACATATTTTATCTAAAAAGTTAATTACTTTTTCTTTGTCCGTAACATTACCTTTAAACACTTTTTGAACTAATGGACCAAAATTTAAAAAGTTACTATCAGTATCTAAAGCTATTACATAATCTTTATCTTTAGTTCCAATAATTTTATTGAGATATACATTTAATTTAGTTTCAATCCATTTAATAACGGTTTGACCAGAAAATGTAATAGCCTTTGCATTATCTAATCGGTAATATCTAAATCCAGAGTTCCCCAATGCACCATATAAACTATTCAGACAAATTTTAAGATTTTGTTGAATATTATTATATTCAGAAATGTAATTTAAAAGTTCTTTAGATGGATTCTTTTCATATTCTTGTTGAGCTTCAAGCATTTTTTTCTTATATTCTTTTCTACGATTGAACATTTCTTCAACAAGTTCTGGAAAAAATCCCTGGACATCTTTTCTATACATACACCCATTAGGACATATGGCATAATCAGAATATGATTCTGTATCGATAGTTTTATTTAAAATTGTATTGATACTTGCTTTTGGATGTTTTATATCCACTAGAGTTTCGGGGCTTAGATTATACATCATAATCAAAGATGGATATAGTGAAGCTAAGTCAAAACTTACAACATATTCATACATACCTGGAGTAGGTTCTTTTACATAAGCACCTTCAAATTTTTCATCTTTTTCTACTGTATTTCTAGGTGGAATTACAATATTTTTTCTTTTCAAGTAATTGTAAGTTATTGCATCCCACATTCTTACTTGAAAAAATACATCAGAGAAATTAACTTTGGCATTGAATGCCATCATAACACAAAGTTCAATAAGTTTTAATTTTTCCTCTAACTTATCTACAAGAATTACGTCTTTAATATTATACTCAGTAAATTTATTCCAATCTTTAGTATAAAAATCTTTAAAGGTTTCATACTCTGTGTGATCTAACTTTCTTTCTCCAAGCTCAACTTCTGCAATATGATTTAGTGAATAACTTTCCTGATTTGTGTAAGTAAATTTTTTATATAAATCCAAATAATCTATATTTGAAATTCCAACTAATTCACAAATCATTACAGGTCTACCACCCATATTAAGTTCTTTAGAATGAACTCTATTCCAAGGAGATAATCTTTTTTGGTCTTTGTCACCAAGGACTTTTCCAATTCTACCTACAATATATGGAATATCATATACGGAAGTATTCCATCCACTTATAATATCTGGGTAGTCATCTTCCCAAAAGTTCAAAAACTTATGCAGTAGATCAACTTCATCATCACATAAAATATAATCTACATTATTTTGTTTAGGTTCAAAAGGATTAACTCCAAATGTAGTGATCTTTTTAGTATGGAAATCTTGTATTGAAATCAACAGCATTTCTTCAATACAATCTATTGGATTTGGAAATCCATTTTCAGATGAAACTTCAATATCAATTGTATAAAGCTTTATCTTTGAAATGTCATAATTTATTTTTTGTTCCTGGTAGGAATCTGAAATATATTGAAATATGTAGTTATCCATTCCATATATCTCGAATCCTTCAACTTCTTTATACCTGTTAAAGAACTCTCTACAATCATCTGGACCTCCAGGAAGTATAGCTTCAACTGGTTTGCCATCTAAAGTTTTATAATTTGTTTTTTTCTTACTAGAGACAAATAAAGTTGGTTGATATTCTACTTCTTTAGAAAATCTTTTTCCATCTTCATACCCACGAACTAAAAATTTGTTAAATCTTTGAGAAACATTAGTATAAAATCTCAATCTTGCTCCTCCAGTAAATCACCTTCAATGTTTAATTCTAGTTGTTCCTCAACACCAATGAGTTTCTTATACTGTTCTACAATGTTGTTCTTCGGTGTAAACATTGTTAAAATATCTTCACTCCTAAAAGAGAAAATATTTTGATCTGTGTATTCTTCAAGATAAGGTTTTATCTGCACTGAATTTGTTATTGTTCTGTCTAAAATGTAAGGTTTAGTAACCTCTAAATCTGGATCATTGTAATCATCTGGAACCACTTTATCTATATTTAAAGAAATTAAAATATCTTTATTTTTCATTATAATTCCTTGAACCATGACAACCTCTAAAACTATTTGAATATTCTACCATAAAAAATAAGCTTCGTCAATCCTGGAAAATACAGGGACGAAGCTTTATTCTGCCGACTATATTTGGGGGGTAGCCGTAAGTATTTATTCAATACTATACAACTTTTTCTTTTGATGCTCTGGTATGATAGTAGATAATTCTATGGTCAAAAGTCCATCAATAAGTTTTACATGATCAACCCTAACATCATCACTCAAGGTCCAAGAACGCTTAAAGTTTCTCTTGGCAATTCCATTGTAGTGATACTTTTCATCAACTTTACTTTCATTATTAGCTTCTATAGTTAATAAATTCTTTTCAGTATAGACTTCAATATCATTTCTAGATAATCCTGCTACAGCAACTTCAAGTCTCTTTCTACCATCCCCCATATCAACTACATTATATGGAGGATAATTTGAAGTTGTATATGAATTATCTAAACTTGTAAACCAAGGCTCTAATCCTATAGATATCCTATCAAGTTCACCAAGAAGTTTTGATAAATTAGTAGTATTATACTTTGTTAAAACCATTTTAGTTCTCCTTATTAAGCGAGTGAAAGTATAGACCCATAAGGCATCTATTAGCGTATGGGGGATTGGCCAATCTCTCTCCCATCACTTAATATTTACACAAAAAAATAATTTTTACAATAAAAATGGGGGTTGTAAAAACCCCCATTTTTTGTAGTGTTTTCAGGAATCTTCAGGTTCTCGTGGAAGCTTTTTACCAATAGTATACTTAGAAACTAGATTATAATTTCCTTTCTCTTTATATGGAATAACTTTAATTTGATTCATAGGGCAAACATCTTGAAATTTTTCAGGTTCAACAATTTTAACTAGCCCCCAATCTTGAAGAAGGTAGGCAATTCTATTTCTTCTTTGCACATCATTTAAAGTTAAATTATTATACTTTCCGTCTAAAAGAAATAATTCTTTAAAACTTACAAGATAGTATTTACTTTTTTTGTGGAGAATGTGAACGGATTGATAAAGGGTTTGCTCTTTTTTTGATAAAACTCCAACTCTAGAAAGTGTTTCCTTTGCTTTTAAGAAGTCATCTGGTTCTGATAACTTGACTTCTAGCATCATTTCTGGAGTCCATTCAACTTTATTTTCATAGTGGCTATTCATACGAATTCAGGTCCAAAGGTTTCAAGTTTATTATGTATATATTCAATTTGTTCTTTTGTTAACACTTTTAAAGCTTGCAGTGCCTTTTCATTACTACAATTATAGTACCTCTTAATATATTTCAAGTCTTCATCCATATTCTTCTTTTCCCAACAAGAATATCTTTTACGTTTACGAACACTATTCATATAAAACATATATTGCATGTCTTTATCTAGATTATTTCTAATATTCATTTCATTTACCAATAACAAACAATCTAGATGATATGATAATCCTTTATTTACAATAAAAGAATTATAGTCTTTAGGATTATTAGACTCTAATAGATTATCCTTAGTATAAGTAATACTGTTTATCCAATCAAATGGGTTTGTTTTCATTGGAATTCACAATCAGACATTATTTCAACTAGACATGCTAAGAGATTTATTTCAGAATCTGCCACGAATGAATTTTTATATTGATAGTCTGCCAAAAGAATAATTGCTGCTGGTAAAGATGAAGGAACTAATGCTTTAAATAATTCATCATAAATTTGCCTATAAAGTTTGCTTACATCATTATCCACATTTTGAACTGTCCACTTTTTAACTTCTTTAAAGTTCCTATCTCTTAGATATTCCATCAGCTCTTCAATATTTTTTTGAGAGGAACTTCCTATTGCTCCAATATCTAATTTTCCTGTTGAAGTATATCTTTGAAGTTCATTCAAAGTTCTACGATAATCTGGGAAATATTTTTGAATTAGCTCTACTAATATTTTATCTTCATATTCTATGGATTCTACTTTTAAAATATATTTTAAACGATTATAGAATTCTAATGCTAGTTTAGGTTTCTCTTTCGGTGGAATAGTAAATTCAATTACTGAACATCTAGAGTGTAGTGGGGGAAGAATTTTATTTTTATAATTACATGTAAATATAAAAATACAATTCTTTTGCAATTTTTCTATAGCTCCCCTGAGTGCTAATTGACAATCATGAGTAAGATTATCTGCCTCATCAATCAAAAGTATTTTTTTACCAGAATTTGTAAGTGATACTGTTGATGCATATGATTGAACTTTATTTCTAATAGTGTCTAGAAATCTACCTTCTTCAGATCCATTTATCATCATGAAATCCATCTGTAACTCTTTTGATAATGCTAAGACAACAGATGTTTTTCCTTGACCTTGGCCTCCCGAAAGAATAAGATTTGGGATTTCTTTACTATCTCTAACTTGAATAAAAAAGTTTTTAATATGCTCGGGGAGAATGCAGTCTTCTACTGTAGATGGAGCATACTTATTAACAAACAAAAAATCATCATTCATAATAAAAAATCAAAAACAGTATTTCTTAACATAAGATAATACCTCTTCAGGTTTATCTTCAAGATAGTATGCTTCTACTTCATAAGTAAATGCAGACTCATTATAATTAACAGAACGAGCCACATCATTCAATTTTTGTGGGGATAAGGATATGTCCATTACCCCCAATGGACCTTTTTTACAAGCCTGTGCAACATGAACCGCTTCATGGTACACAGTTTCATTAATGTAATATCCAGCTGGACTTATTGTATTTTTTATATTATTTGTACATATAATGAAATTTCCATTTGAATTATATCCAAAAATTTCAGTGTATTTTTTACATATTGGAGCATTTTCTTGAACTCTATAGTTCTTCAGCATTATGAGACTAGTCAATTCTTGTGCTATTGGAGTCAAATAAAATAAAAAATGCATTATATAAAAATGTAGACAAATTATGAATAAAAATTACTATCGCTTTCTAAGCCAATGTAATATGTTAAATCAAAGTTTTTATTTGTAAATTGTGCAATTAGTTGTTTAGAGATAACAACTTCATAATTTCCTGGAATTATTTTCAAGTTTTCAGTTTTAAAATTCATCTTGAACTCTTCGTTGGTTTCACCAACTTCAATAGCCACTTCGTTGGAGGATGAGTTTTCTTTTTGAGATACTTGTAGAGATATTTTACCATTG